GCCGGGGTAACGATATATCGGGTTCCTTTTAAAAAAATGAATGAAGAAAAAGACGATTTGATCCTTCGTGTATTTGGCGAGGATGGAGAGCTGGACATTGATAAGCCAGATGAGGGGCTTGCTGAGTACAAGCAGCGAAAGAAAGAAGCGAGAGATCGCATGATTGCGTTACAGAGACAACCGTATGAGGTCAAAGTTGCACGATCAAAATTAAGAGCCTATGAGTTCATAGAGCAGATGGACAAGCGAGATAAAAATGCTCATGTGAGTGTGGGTGGACTTGATAGTATCACACTACACATATTCCTGAAGTCGATAGGAATCAATGTTCCAGCGGTATCGGTATCATCTCTGGAAGATAAGAGCATACAGAGGGTACACAAAGCTCTTGGAGTAACGATTTTGAAGCCGCTTAAGACAAAAGTAGAAGTGCTCAATGAAGTTGGATTCCCGGTTATCAGTAAGAGAATAGCTGGCAAGATTGCCCTACTTCAGAACCCTACAGAGAACAATAAGACAGTCAGACATGCAATAATCACAGGGGAATGTGGAGAGCTTGGACACTTCCAGAAAAACAGCCGTATGAAGCTTCCACAGAAGTGGCTTAATCTGTTTGGTGGATATGAGAACGAGAATGAAGGGGTTATGTATTACAAACCGAATTTCAAGGTATCAAATGATTGTTGCTATTATTTGAAAGAAAAGCCATGTGACGACTGGGCAAGAGAACATTCAAGTTATCCGTTCCTGGGAATGATGGCATCTGAAGGTGGGCAGAGAGAAGAAGCTCTCACAGATCATGGATGCAACTACTATGGAAAGACGGTAATGAGATCAGCACCATTTGCACCATACCTCAGAAATGACATTTTAAGACTTGCGCAGGAGATGGATGCCTGGTATCACGATCACACAGATGTGTTTGCAAAGCTTTATTATGAGCAGCCATACAGCAAGGACAAGGATGGAAATGTAATACCGTATGAACCGGTTGATACGATCATACCGGCTATATATGGTCAGATCGTGAATGATAACGGAGAACTTAGGACAACAAGAGCACAGAGAACCGGATGCAGTATGTGTGGTTTTGGAATTCACATGGAAGAACGACCGCACAGGTTTGACAGGCTCAGAGAACGGAACCCAAAGGAATGGGAGTTTTACATGTACCGGTGCTGCACGGATCCGAAGACTGGTGAGAAGTTCGGTTGGGGAAGAGTGTTAGATTACATAGGTGTCGCATGGGAAGATGAACCAGCGGTACAGATGAATATTTATGATTACCCGGAGGTGCAGCCATGATAAACGGAGGTGGTTATTATGAGAAATAATTTAAAAAATGCCAGAAAAACAAAAGGAATGACACAACAGGGAGTTGCCGATTATTTAGGTATCGGTCTCAGATATTACCAAAAGATAGAATCTGGAGACCGAACCGGTGATTTTGAGATCTGGGATAACTTAGAGGATTTGTTTTCTATTCATCAGAGGATTTTGCGTGAGATTGAATAAATGCATCCCTACATAACAGATAATCGAGAGATACATTAAAAATGTCAGCTATTTTAACGAGACAATCCAAAGATGGTGATCGTTCACCCTGCTCATACTTTTGATATGAGCGTAAGGTTATACCAAGTAAATCAGCAGTTCTTTGCTGAGTAAAACCATTTTTCATTCGTATTTGGCGAAGCCTTTTACCAAACATATGTATACCTCCACATAAATAATACTTGACTACGCCCATATTGTACGCTATACTTCACAAAAGATATACGCCCGAAACGGACGTAAAAAAATAACAGGAGGTATACATATGCTTGAACTTATGGAAATTATCAAGTTGATGATTGAATTATCAGATGAATCTTTTCAGGAGGCAGTAGTCAGTTTACGAATGAACAAAAGCCTAAGTAAGGAATTTGTTGATTTATTGATTGATTATACATCAAGTGAAAGAACTAAAAAAAATAAGACAATTCAAACCGCCTAGCCAGCACATAAGAATTGTCTTACACACAAGGAGTACCTTGTAAGTTGATTATAGGGTACTCCGATTCAAAAAACAAGAAGAAAAGGAGATAACATGAACAATTTAAAAATATTTGAGAACAAAGAATTTGGAGAGATCAGAACAGCGGTTGTGGATGATGAGCCTATGTTTTGCTTGATAGACATTTGCAAAGCATTGGAAATGAGCAATCCCACCATAGTTGCACAGAGATTAGATGATGATGAACGTACTAAGTTAGACTTAGGGCGTCAGGGCGAAACAAATTTTATAACAGAAAGTGGTTTATATACGGTTATTTTGAGAAGTGATAAACCGAACGCTAAGAAGTTTCGTAAGTGGGTGACAAGTGAGGTACTTCCATCCATCCGCAAGAACGGCGGTTACATAGCCGGACAGGAAACCATGTCGGATGATGAACTGATGGCCAGAGCGTTGCAGGTGGCTCAGAACAAGATAATGGAGAGAGACAGGCAGATAGAGACCATGAAGCCAAAGGCAATATTCGCCGATGCAGTTGCTACAAGTCATACATCCATATTGATCGGAGACCTTGCAAAGCTCATAAACCAGAATGGTGTAAACATCGGTCAGAAGCGTTTATTTAAGTGGCTTCGTGACAATGGCTATCTTATCAGACGAAATGGCTCAGATTGGAATATGCCAACTCAGAGAAGTATGGAGATGAAACTGTTTGAGGTGAAAGAAAGCACAATCAATAACCCGGATGGTTCAATCCGGATCAACAGAACACCAAAGGTTACCGGTAAGGGACAGCAGTATTTTGTAAATAAATTTCTGGCAGAGTAAAAAGGAGAAACAACATGACAAATTTTGAGATAGAAATTACATACAACATGATCTGCCGACCGGGGCAGGTCGTGCGAATCCATACAAAAGAAACCACCAGTGGGCGGAATTTTATCATGACATGGAAGAAATGGACCATTGTGGAGGTTTACGATCATCACATAGTGATGAAGAGTGAATACGGCTACCGGGAGAGCTTCACCAGAATAGATATTGTTGAGATGATCAGGAGAGGAGAGATTCGATGGAAATAGTACCAGTACAGGATAAGAGCTGTGAGACATGCAAATATCAGAGTAGATATAAAACAGATGAGCCATGTGTACACTGTACCAAGAATGCGACGGATAACTATGAGCCAATGACCAACGGAGATTATATCCGGTCGCTCAGTGATGTTGATCTTGCACAGATTGTAATGTGCCCGAATGAGATAGGGTTTGATGAAGTAGAATGCCACAAGGATGATAAGTTTTGCCAGGAATGTACATTGAACTGGCTTATGGCAGAAAGAGAGGTATAAGTGGATGAAAATATATGAATATAAGGGCAAGCATTATAGTGAAGAAGACACGTCTCTTTGGGATGAGGATTATGGTGGAGATTTATATGATCTGTACTTTGAATTAAAGCAGGATGGTGAATGTGATGAGGATACGGTTTATTATGCACAACCTGATGGAGAAAATAACTATTCAAGTCCAGAAGAATTGATTGAATCAGAGTTTTCGGACTTAGTAATTGATGAGGAGGAGAGTGACGATGATGAAAGATAGGTATTTATTCAAGGCAAAGAGGCTTGATAACGGAGAATGGGTGCAAGGAGTACCTTTTGAAATTGAAGGGAAAACGGTAATTCTGATAAAAGATAATGAAAATTTATTAAGAACTCATTATTTAGAAGAAAATATGTGGACTGCTGAAATATATGCCATTGAAGTAGACCCCTCCACCATCTGCCAATGCACAGGCTTGAAAGATAAGAACGGTAAGCTGATCTGGGAGAATGATATTGTAAAAGATTTCTTCAGTGATGCGTGCGCACCAATTAGATATGGCAGTTATCAAAACTGTTTTGATAGCACAAAAGCAGAGCATATCGGATTTTATGTAGATTGGTCGGGAAAGTATACTAAATATTACAGAAAAGATTTTGGTTATTGGATTCATATGGTTGATATAGAAGTTATTGGCAACATATCTGACAATCCAGAATTATTAGAAAGTGAGGAATAATATGACAGAGCGTGAAGCTATCGAAGAACTAAAATATGATTGCAATGAACTTGGTAAAGCAATTCCATGTGATACTTCATGGGGAAGTTCTTTTGAAAATGCTTATGGAATGGCAATACAGGCACTTGAAAAACTTGCAGAGTATGAGGACTTAGAGAAGCATGGCAGACTTATCAAGTTACCTTGCAAGGTGGGGGATACAGTATGGGATATTGACTATGGCATACCTTTTGCATGTACAATAACAGCCTTTTCATTTGGTGAATGCGAAGAATACATTTGTGAACCTGTTACAACAAAAGAAGCCGTATTCTATTATGAAAACTTGAGCGGAAGTATCACAGGAAGTTTTGCAGAAAGTGAAATCGGCAAGTCGGTATTTTTGAAAAAATCCGAAGCCGAAGCAAAGCTGAAAGAATTGAGATGTGAAGAAAATGGAAAATAGATATTTATTCAAGGCGAAGAGAGTTGATAATGGTGAATGGGTTACAGGATATTATGTAAAAGGTTTAGATATGTATGACAAAGAAGTTCATCTAATTTTTGAACCTGCCACAATATTTTATTCTAATGGCGAAACAGATGGGTGGAACGAAATAGGCCCATCCACAATCTGTCAATGCACAGGCTTGAAAGACAAGAACGGCACGCTGATTTGGGAGAATGATATTGTGGAACTCTTAGGACATAGAGGAGTTATCAAATTTACATGTGGCGGCTTTGGCATTGGATATCGAAAAAATATTGATTGGGAAGAAATACAAGCCAATATCATGCGTATTACAGGATGTGGAAACATTTTATATGCTTGCGAAAACGATAATTATATATCATTGTGGGAAATCTATTGGAATTTTAATGATGAGGATGATTCGGTAAACACAGTAGAGGTTATCGGCAATATTTTTGACAATCCGGATTTATTAGAAATGGAGGTGTAAGATATGCCAAGAATACCAGATAGTATAGCAAGTGAGCCAGAATGGAATAGAGCAAGTCGAATATCAGATAAACTTGGCAGGTCGAAATATCCGGCATTATGGGCGTTCAGATTCATCCGTGAGTGGGAGCACATCACGGATCAGATCAGAAGTGAGGTGAATTATCATGGCTAAGTCGGATAGAAAATTACATGAGGCAAGAATGGCTGGTGCAATATGGATCATGAAGCTGATCGAGGATAAGGGCATGGAAGAGGCTAAGAAAGAGCTTGCAGTAAGGAGAGCTATGTTCATTCCGTTAGAGATCAATCAAGCACAACTGGAAGAATCAGTTGAGAAGATCAAGATGAATACGATCGATACTGTGCTGATTATGTCTTGCATGGTGTTGAGAGATGAGTTTGGATTTGGGCAGAAAAGGATCAAACAGTTCTTTGACCGATTCAATTTGAAGACAGAGTGTATATGTGATGGAGATGTGATCTGGGATGATTTCATAGATGCACTGAGGGAAGAAACCGGAATAGAGTTTTCCATCAGGGAAAACAAGTAAGTGAGGTGATAAGGTAGTGAATATAGCGAAAGAGTACCTGAAACAGGTAGAAACGCTTGATGCGAAAATACAGCAGAAGAAGATAGAATTAGATAGCCTTAAAGGCAATGCAATAGGCTTAGGGGCATTTGACTATTCAAAGGAAAAGGTACAGACAAGTGCATCTGAATCAATAAGCGGGAAAATAGCGAAGTATGTTGATTTTGAGAGAGAGCTGCAGGAGGATATTGTAAGATTTGCGGAACTCAAGCATAGAGTGATCAATCAGATCCACAGTTTGAACAATCCTATCTACATGAAGATTCTGTTTAAGAAGTATATAGAGTACAAGTCGTTAAAGGATATAGCATCTGAAATAAAGTATTCATATGACAGGACAAAACATATTCATGGAGTTGCTCTTGAGGCATTTCGGATAAAGATTTTGAAAAGTTGACACCAAATAGCACCATTTAGCACCATTTAGCACCGAATAGCACCTAGCAACTGTGATATACTGTAGTGGTAAAATTATATAGTATTGATTCATAAGGGACATAGCCGTTGCCATAGGTTGTGTCCCTTTTCTTATGCCCAGTGGTTATACAAACCCTCTCCCACCCCTTTAATGTGAATGATAATCTCTTGCCACTGGGCTATTTTGTTTGATATATGATTTGGGAGAGTGTGAAGAAAGTAACAGCTTCAAACCTATACTGAAGCTGAGAAGGTGATAGAGATGGAGATTGAGAATGTATCAGTCGAAAATTTAATACCATATGCCAAGAATGCAAAGAAGCATCCGCAGGAACAGATTGAGCAGATCAAGCAGTCTATCAGAGATTTTGGATTCAATGATCCGCTTGCAGTTGATGAGAACAATGTTCTGATAGAGGGGCATGGACGACTTATAGCTGCTAAAGAGCTTGGATATACCAAACTGCCATGTGTCAGACTTACTGACCTTACAGAGCAGCAGAAGAAAGCATATATTCTGGCACACAATAAACTGACTATGAACAGTGGTTTTGATCTGGATCTGCTTACACAAGAGCTTACAGATATAGCAGATTTTGATATGTCAGACTTTGGCTTTGATGTTCCTGATCTTCTCGATGACGAGGATGACGATGCCGGATATTACGGAGATGAAAGGGAACGGACATATGAGGCATACAACCTTGATGATTTTGATGGAGCAAGGGCAGAGGGATTTTACCAGATGCCGGTCATTGAGGCACAGGATGCAGAGCCGGAAGAATTGATATCATTCAATTATGTACTATCCACAAAGAAGCGTAAATGTGGAGTACATTTTTACATTGATGACTACCAGTTTGAACGGATCTGGAACAGCCCACAGCAGTATATGGACAAGCTGAGAGAGTTTGACTGTGTATTCACTCCGGATTTTAGTCTGTATATGGATATGCCAATGCCTATGAAGATATGGAACGTATACAGAAGTCGCCTCATCGGTCAGATGATGCAGGATTGTGGGATAACAGTAATACCAACGCTTTCATGGGCTGAGAAAGAAACATATACATTTTGTTTTGACGGTATACAGCAGGGTGGAACGGTTTCAGTATCAACTATTGGAGTGAAGCTGGATGACGAAAATAAGCAGATGTGGTATAATGGAATGACAGAAGCACTCAAGCGCATCAAGCCAAAGAGAGTGCTTGTATATGGCGGCGATATAGGTTATAAATTCCTTGATAGTATTCAGGTGAAGTATTATGACAATAAAGCATTTAAGAGAGGTTAGGTGGGAGATATGCTTAAGGACACGTTTTTACATCATATGAAGAAAGCTCAGGCATTCAGGATTGGAGATTATTTTATATATTATAGTCCGGCATCAATCGTTAATTATGATACGGATGAGGAGATAACATTCAAGAATATAGATGACCTCTATGAGAATGGAATGCTTGGAGATAAAAAACTTAAAGAGTTTTGGGAATCTGAGGAGGATGCATTTAACAATCCTTTATGTATGTGTGTGAATGACGACAGTAGTTTGTGGTTCCCAATAGAGGAAGAATAGATATTATACAGATAAAGTATATTAGGACACTTCAAGAAGAAGTGTCCTTTTTTCGTGGAGGTAAAACAGTTGGGCGGCAGAGGAGCAAGCGCATTTTCAGATAGGGCAAAACAAGGAGATAGAGGACTATCATTTTCAGGTGGAAAAGGTAAACCATCTGATAAGATGTTTCCTTCCTGGATGAATGGGGCAAAAAATACAGGAAGTATAGACAGGGTTATCAAGAATTTTAACGAAAAACATACACAAAGTGCTAGGGAATGGGGAGTACAAGTGGATGATAATGGATATGTGACACATTATTACAAGGGCTCCAGAGGTAGTGTGAGCTATGACGCATCTGAAAGCGAGGGTAAACATTTTATACATAACCATCCTGCGCATGGATGGGGTAATTTTAGCGGAACAGATCTTGAAACATGGGCAGGTAGTGGACAAAAAGCAGTAACAGCGAGCAGCAGAAACGAATTGCCACCTAAAGGTATAAATCCCAAGCTATACAGTAAAAGAAGAGCAGGAACATATACAATTAAAAAGAAATCACATTTTAAAGCTGCGGAGTTTAGCAAAGCTATTCATAGTGTTAAGGTAAGCAGTGATAACTATGATGCAGATCTCAGTAAATGGCTTAGCAGAAATGCAAAGAAGTATGGATATGAATATTCATATAAGCCGGCAAAGAATAAGGTGTAAATAAATTGATCATATGAAAGGTAGGTGAAATGGATGGGAAAGAGCATAAAAGACATGACAAAAGAAGAACGGCAGGAAGCAGGAAAGAAAGGCGGAATCAACTCAGGAAAGACCAGAGCCGCAAAGAAGCAGATGAAAGAATCACTTGAAACGATCCTGTCCATGAGCCTGAAGAAAGGCGCAGTTACTAATATAGATAATATAAAGAATATAGCGGATATTAAGGGCAGAAATATAACAGTTCAGGATGCTATATTGATCGGACAGGTGCAGAAAGCTCTCAAAGGTTCTATAGCCAGCGCAGAGTTCATCCGAGACACAGTAGGACAGCGGCCGGAAGATATTATTAATCTGAATACTGAGGGTGAAGATATGACATTAAATATCAATGTTTCCTATGGCGACAATGAAGCAGTAAGCACGGAGGTTGAAAATGAAGACAAGTAAAAAGCTGTACCAGTGGGATACGGACCAGTATTTTATTCAGGTTGAAGGTAACTATATAGACTATACGATCAAGGAAGAAGTATATAGGGTTGAGGTATCAGATGGTAAATGCATGATACCAGACGAGCTGCTTCAGGAGAGCGGTTTACATACTGTATATGAATGCTTTAAGAATGGAACAAGATCGGCATATAGATTTAATGTCACTGAAAGACCGGTACCACCTGATTATATTTATACTCCGACCAGACAGGAAACATTTGAAGATCTTGTTAATAAGGTCAATGTTGCTGTTGCTCTGATGGAAGAACGTGCCGAACGTGGAGATTTTAACGGAAAAGACGGAAACGATGGAGCAGATGGAGAAAAGGGAGATAAAGGAGATCCGGGCGAGAAAGGGGAAAAGGGCGACAAGGGAGATCCTGGCGACCCATACGATGATACAGAATTAAGAAAAGAATATGAGCTGTTTAAGAGTGATATCGAGAAAGAGATGATTGAAGTAAAAAAATCTGTGAGTGATAGCAAGGAACAGCTTGCTGATGCTATCACTGCGAAAGGTGTTAATACAGCAAGCACAGCAACATTCAGTACGATGATAGAGAATATTCAGCAGATTCCAACAGTCGGATATGGAGTGAGCGGATATGTCGATACAACGATACAGGCAGACGGTTCACTGACAGCCATATATGGCTTGTATGAAAAACAGGAGGCATAATGAGTATATTAGGGTATAAGACTATAAAACTGTATAAAACGAAGGTTACACTGGGCAGCAGCTCGGAAGAATATGAGGCAGATATCACAGATGATAAGATGCAAGAGATTGCTACAGCGGTAGGCTGTAATTTATTGATAATCACGAGTGGTAGTAAGTGGTTGTTATATAAAGGAGAAAACACAGAAAATGGCTGGTTATGTCAGATTGCCAGTGGCTATTTTGAAGTTCGTAGATATATCAATAATCAGGCAACGACAGGCACTTCTATGGGTAGTAATTTAATGTGCAGAGTACAGATTGCTAATTCGACCTCTATCAAAAGATTAGTTTTAAATTATGCAACAGGGAAGAATGGAGCATCACTTTTTAAATTTGCAAGTGATGGAAATGTTGATTTATCGTATTGTATAGCAGTAGCAACTGTTGCTGGAACTGATGAAAAAATTGCTGTATATGGATATATTTCAGCCGGAAGCTATATGCTCTCATTGTCTGACAACACATCAGCATCTTACAATTTAAGTAATGTGTATGGATTTGCTGATAATCTCGTTTTAATGTCAGCAATCGCATTAAAGGATAAAAATGCAATCATCGACGGTTTGTACAGATGCGATATAAATAAAAATTCAGATGATCACTATGTGTTTGTTTTAGATAATAAAAAATATATGGCAAGTGATGGTGGAACTAATTGTAAGTGGGCAATCGAGCTTGATGATAGCATGCTTGAATAGAAGGTTGTGATAAATGAATGAACATAAAAGTTGAGCTCAATCCTGCATTTAAGGAAGTGAACAGGAGCAAGAGAAGATATATAGTCATGAAAGGCTCAGCCGGATCTGGGAAAAGCGTTGATACAGCTACTAACTATATATTGAGACTGCTTCAGGACCCGGGCAGGAATTTATTATGTGTAAGAAAATCGGATATAACAAACAGGGATAGCACTTTTGCAGAATTGCAGGGTGCTATTTTTCGTATGTTCGGTGATAAGTATGAGAAGTATTTTGTTATCAAACAGAACCCACTCATGATCGAATGCAAGGCAAACGGCAATCAGATTATATTCAGAGGTGTGAATGATGACAAACAGCGAGAAAAGCTGAAATCTATCACATTCAAGCGTGGAAAGCTCACGGATGTATGGATAGAGGAAGCCACAGAGCTTATGCAGAGTGATTTTGAGATTATAGATGACCGTCTCAGAGGTAAGCTGCCACCGGGGCAGTTTTACCAGATCAAGATGACATTCAACCCTGTATCAGCAACCCACTGGATAAAGAAGAATTTCTTTGATATCGAGGATGAGAATGTACTGACACATTCCAGCAATTATGTCAATAACAGGTTTATTGATGCGGCATACAGAGCCAGAATGGAAAGACGTAAGAAAGTAGATCCGGAAGGATACAGAGTGTATGGACTTGGAGAATGGGGAGAAGTCGGCGGACTTATCCTTACAAACTATGTTGTTGAGGACTTTGATACAGATCACAGCAACTTCGATTATGTAGTGAATGCACAGGATTTCGGATTCAATCATGCGAATGCTTTACTTGAAGTTGCATTCAAGGATGGCGAATTGTATATATGCAAAGAGCTTTATGTATACGAGAAAGACACAAATGAGATTATACAGATGGCAGCCGAAAAGCAGTTTGATAAAAAGCTCAATATGTACTGCGATTCAGCGGAGCCGGACAGAATCAAGATGTGGCAGAAAGCTGGATATAAGAGAGCCAGAGGAGTTCTGAAAGAGCCGGGAAGTGTACATGCTCAGATAGATTATCTGAAGCAGATACCAAAGATACATATACATCATAGCTGTACAAATACCTATGATGAGATCCGGCAGTGGAAGTGGCAGCTTGACCAGAAGACAAATGAGTATACAGATGAGCCGGTACCATTTTTCGATGATGCAATGGCAGCACTCAGATACTCAATAGAAGATATAAGAAGAAACAGCCGTGTGAAGCCTAGAAAGAAGCCGAGAGGCTTGTAAAGGCTATCAAGCAGAAAGGAAACGCAATGGCAATATACATAGATCCGGCAATGGTACCGGACTTAGACAACATAGATTCAAAAGTGTTCAAATACCTCATACAGAAGCATAAAAGGCAACTTGCCAGATGGGCTAAGTGCAAGGACTACTATGAAGGCAGACATGCAATATTTGCTCCGAATGAAAGCGACGATGAGGATACGGTGAAATTCAACGTAAACTATGCCAAATATGTGGTTGATGTCGGACTTGGTTACTATCTTGGTGAACCGGTCAAGTACAACAGTGATAAGGCAGATAAAGCCGATCAGAAGCGGAAGGAACTTGATGGAGGCGTAAAGGCTTCTATCAGGAATGGTAGTGTAAAGTTATATGATCCGGATCTGGCGCAGAAGATTGATATAAGCCGGATTCAGGATGTATACGATAATGAAACCATATCAGAGATAGATTCCAAGGTAGGTAAGTCTATAGGCATATATGGAGAAGCTTATGAACAGCTCTATGCGAATAGTGATGCTAGCCCGGAGCCACGAAGTACGGTTGTTAGTCCAATGAACTGTATCATGGTCAGAGACAATACTGTAGAGCATAATAAGTTGTTTGCAATCATTTACGAGATACAGGAAGATTTGAACGAATCCAAGTATTATTCCATCACAGTATGCAACGACCACAATATCAAAGAATACAAGAGTCAGGATCTTGATAACTTTGAATTTTATCTTGTTGAGGGCAGTGAGCAGGAACATTTCTTTGGTGAGGTTCCTGTTGTGGAATATCAGAACAATGACGAGCGGCAGGGCGACTTTGAGCAGATCATTCCTATGCAGGATGCTCTCAATGAGCTCTTTAGCGATCGTGTGACAGACAAGAAGAAGTTTGTCAACAGTATTTTGGCCATGTATGGTATGACATTGGATGATGAGGATACCAAGAACCTTAAAAAGGAACGCTTTCTGGATGGTCTTCCTTTGGATGGAAAGATTGAATATATACAGAAAGCATTCGATGAGAACAGCGTTGCTGTGCTCTGTAATGACATTATCCGGGAGATCCACAAGATGACACTTACCGTTGATATGACAGATGAGAACTTTGCCGGGAACAGCTCTGGACAGGCTCTTATGCTTAAGCTTATGGTCATGAATATGCTTGTCAAAAACAAGATGAGAAGCCTTGAAAAGGGACTTAAGAAACGGTTTGAGATGTACAATCACTGGCTTAATGTTAAGGGGGAGATGCCTCTCATAGACAAGAAAGAACTTGATGTGGTATTCACAGTGGCTATGCCAATAGACAAGCCAACGATCATCAGCATGGTAACACAGCTCAGAGGCATTGTGGATGATAAGACGCTGCTGTCACAGCTGTGGTTCATCAAAGATGTGGATGAGGTGCTTGAAGCTGTAAAGAAGCAGAAAGCCGAAGAACAGCAGCAGTATCTTGCAACCTTTGGCAATCAGAGAGTAAGGGACATGGAAACACCTGTCAAAGATGATGAGGATAAGACCGGGGATAAAGGCTCAGAGAAAGAGTAGGTGATCTATGAGTGACAACAACTACTGGGAAAAGAGAGCCGTAGATCTTGAAAAACTCACTCAGGACAGAGCCGATGTTGATGTCATGCATGTAAATAAGCTGTTTGATGGGGCTATAGAGATCATAGAGAAGCAGATAGATGAGATATTTGATAAGTATGCTCGTGATTCCGGCTTGACACAGGATTCTGCGCTTAAATTGCTCAATGAGAAGCAGACAGATACATTGCGCCGCAATCTCATGACCACACTTGCCCAGTGTCAGGAAGAAGTTGCAAGACAGGCAATACTTGCAAGACTCAATGCTCCGGCTTATGCGGCGAGAATATCAAGGCTGGAAGCTCTGAAAGATTTGGTATACTCACAGGCTTACATGGTTGGTGCCGATGCGCACAGAAGGCTTGAGAACAGGCTTATAGATACATATGAGCAGAGCTATTACAGAAATATATATGATATGCAGCGCAGAATTGAGTCCGGTTTTGATTTTACAAAGCTGGCTGACAGGGATGTACAGGCAGCCATAGAGACCGAATGGGCAGGCTCCAACTATTCCAAAAGGATATGGAAGAATACCGACATGCTGGCGAAAAGCCTTGAGCAGGTCATAACACAGGGACTTATGACCGGTCAGAGCATCAGGAACATGGATCTTGCGCTGGAAGCGAAGATAGACGGCGGCAGGTACAATATAAACAGAGTAATCCGCACCGAGGTGAACCACTGTTGCAATCAGGGGACATTGATGTCATACAAGGCGGCAGGGACACTCAGGTATATTTATCTTGCTACACTTGATATGAGGACATCATCCATATGTCGGAGCTTAGATAAAGAGGTATTCTTCGTTTCCAAAGCAGAAGTAGGTGTAAACTTCCCCCCGATGCATCCAAATTGCAGATCAACAACCATGGCATATCCAGAGGATGGGATTTTTCCTAAAGAGAGAACTGCAAGAGATCAAGAGACCAACAAGAATATTCATGTGCCGTTTGAAATGAGTTATGCACAGTGGTACAGGAAGTATGTGTTGGAGAAGAAAGATAATAACTCATCGCTTGAAAATAAACCTGAAAATGATATAATAAAAATGAATTTACAGTTTTTTGCAGATAAATCAAGACATGCAGAAGACAGAGAAGCAGAAAGAAACATTTCGGAAGCAGCAATACAAGATGCATTACAGAATCCGCTATTTAAAGGCGAGGTTGTAATGGATGAATACGGAAGAAAAAGTATTAAATATATTGGTAGGGAAGCAACAGTAATTATGAATCCTGACACAAATACAGAAATTACAACGTGGAAAACCGGGTCGAGGATTAGAAAAAAGTATGAAGGTGGTGATTGATATGAAATTTAATAACAATCAAATAGAGTTCATGAAAAAGATTGGAATTTCAATCAATCATGAAAACATTTCTGATTCTGATATCTTATTGATTGAGGAAAAGGTTTCGGAATATTTACAGAAAAAAGGGTTCAATGAGGATTATTCGCCAAACCAAGAAGGTGAAATGTGTGAATCAATATTAGATATGTTATAACAAGCACTCCGCAGTAGCAGGGTGCTTTTTTAATGCACAAAAATAGGAGGATGAAAGAATGCAGAAGTATATTGGAACAAAACAGATTGAGGCAAGACCGATGCCCAGAGGAGAATATAACATCTACAGGGGCTGGCAGATACCGGTAGACGAAGATCCAAACGATAAGGGATATCTTGTCAAGTATTCAGATGGGTATGAGAGCTGGTCACCGGAGAAGCAGTTTGATGAGGCATACAGACCATGTGACAACATGACGTTTGGGATTGCTCTTGAAATGCTCAAGAAGGGCTTCAGAGTTGCAAGAAAGGGTTGGAATGGCAAAGGAATGTTTGTTGTATTCCAGAAGGGATATCCTGATGGCATACCATGTAACAAGCAGACCGCAGAAGCCTGGGGAATCAGCGAGGGTGACTTATTCAAGTGTAACCCATATCTGCAGATCAGATGTGTTGATGGTTCACATTCTATGTGGGTGCCGAGTATAAACGATTGCCTTGCTGAAGATTGGGTAATAGTGGAGTAGAAACAGAATAATTGTTAATTCAGACCATGATAAAAACATGGTCTTTTTTATTGTCAAGGAAAAGACATTAAAACCTCAACAGCAAGGCATGAACTTGCTGGGGATATATCAATAGACTACTGGCAGGCATGAACTGGCAGGCACAAAGAGAAAGGAAACAGAAAAAAATGGATGAAACACAGCAGAACATGAACGCACAGACACAGCAGGGTACCGGAGCAGATCAGACCGGAGTACAGGCACAGGGAACACAGCCGAATCAGGCAGGAACTGCAACACTTGAGGCTGTTTTGGAATCAATGACACCAGAGGAAATTCTGGCAAGACCAGAGTTCAAGAAGGCTGTTCAGTCAGTAACAGATGCGAGAGTTACACAGGCACTTACAACAGCTAAGGCAAAGTGGGATAAGGAAGCTCTTGATAACCTTGACGAGGCGAAGAAGCTGGAGAAAATGACAGCGGATCAGAGAGCTAAGTATCAGTTTGATAAGGATAAGGCCGCCTTTGATGCTGAGAAGAAAGCATTTGAAAGACAGCAGCTTGTACTTGCAACAGGCAAGGAGCTGATGAAGAGAGGCCTGGATGCTTCATTTGCTGAAGTTCTGACCGGAAGTACAGCAGAAGAAACAGCGGATAAGATTGATAAGTTTGAAGCATCTTTCAGAACAGCCGTTGCGGATTCTGTAAGCGACAAAATGAGAGGAACAGCACCAAAAGATAAGAGCCAGACAACAAAGCTCACTATGGATGGCATTAAGGCTATGAGCATGGAAGAGATCAATGCGAACTGGGATGAGGTGCAGAAAGTCCTCAAACAGAGCAAATAATAAACAGAAAGGACGATGAAATATGTCAGTAAAGAATTTTATTCCACAGATTTGGAGTGCAAGACTTCTTGCACACCTTGACAAGGTGCATGTATATGCAAGTCTTGTCAACAGAGACTATGAGGGTGAGATCAAGCAGTATGGTGATACTGTAAAGATCAACCAGATCGGTGATATCACAATCAAGAAGTATACAGGAGCTGCTATTGATGACCCAGAGGAGCTTACAGGTGAGCAGAACACACTTACTATTGATCAGGCAAATTACTTCAATTTTGCCATCAAGGATGTGGACAATGCTCAGACAAATCCTAAGCTTATGAACGAGGCTATGGCAAGAGCAGCCTATTCCTTGAATGATACGATCGATTCACTGCTTGCAGGAATCATGGTAGCAGGTGCCGCCGGAGCACTCGGAAGTGATGAATCTCCAGTTGTTCCGACCAAGGATGATGCATATGATTGTCTTGTAGATCTGGGAACAGAGCTCACGGAGAAGAATGTGCCATTAGTAGGCCGTTGGGTAGTTGTGCCGCCATTCTATCATGGACTCCTTCAGAAGGATTCAAGATTCGTTGGCAATGGTACAGATGTCAACATGGCTATCCTTCAGGGTGGACATATCGGTGCTGCAGCAGGCTTCCAGATCTATGTATCAAACAATGTGCCGAATACAGAGGGTGCAAAGTACAAGATTCTTGCTGGTACGAATGCTGGCGCAACATTCGCTGAACAGATCACTGAGACAGAGGGTTACAGACCAGAGAGTAACTTCTCAGATGCTGTCAAAGGTCTGCATCTTTGCGGTGCCAAGGTACTCCAGAAGAATGCACTTGCAACTCTCACAGTCAATAAGAAATAGGAGGGTATGATATGGCCGTAATAAAGAACCTTGATACAGGACACAGCTTTATTTGTAGAAATGAACGTGTCATTGACCACTGTAAGAAAGACAGCAAAACATATGTGATCGAGGATGAGCCAAAGACCCAGAAAAGAACCAAACCGGCTGCAAAGACAGCCGACTGAGAGGTGACATAATGGATGCACTGGCGAGACTTGGAAGAAAGATAGGATCTGAAAAGCAGATAGATACGGATACATTGAATGACTATCTGGAAGAGGCAAAGGACATCATTAATCTGTTCTTGAATGTTGAGCAGTTTAATGATGCTTTTACTTCAAAGGCTGTTGAGATCGCAGCTATATTATATGAAAAGGATGAGACAGACAAGCATGTGAAGTCTGAGAGCTATTCCGAGGGCGTTGTATCAGAGAATACTACATACCTCACAAGTGACAGCTTCGATGTACAGATTGATGGTGTGCTTAATAGTCTCAAAAGGTACAGAAGGGTATATGTCAAGCATAAGAAGAAAGATAGCACAGAAGCGGCAGAATAGCGGTATATACAGATATTCCGTTCAAGAAGGTAGATATGGCAATGAAACATATAAATATGAGACAGAGCCGTCTGAAATTCTTGAAGGGATTCTTTGGAGCCCTATTTCATCAGAGGTAGAGGTAGCCGAGTACGGCGAGCGTGTCAATGAGATGCTTCAGGGCTGTGTGTTTGATGATAATATCAGTCTGAAAGAAAAGGATAGGGTAAAAGTGGGCGACAACATGTACAATGTGGAATCTATCAAACCTTATCCTTCTTACCGCCTTGTGATCATAGAAAGGGTGAAGTAGATATGCACATGGATACCAAAGGTCTGGATAAGCTGATAAATGATTTTGATGCATTTGTAAACGGCATTGATGGCAATGTGAAGCAGATTGTAGAGCAGGAAGCAAACCGCATAGCCGGAGAAGCCAAGGCACTTGCCCCTGTTGATGGTGGTTATCTTAGAGAAAAGATACAAATTCGAACCACAGAAGCTGATGGTAAGATAGCTGGAGAAGTTTATAACAATGCAAATTATGCAGCATATGTGGAATTTGGTACCGGTCCTGTCGGACAGGCTGCTGGGCTTAAGATTGATGGAATTGATCTTGCATACCGGCAGACACCATGGATGATACCGGTTGGAAAGATAGATAAAAGTACGGCTGAGAAGTATCGCTTTATCCCTATAAAAGAAGATGGTGAGGTCATTGGATATCTCACAAGAGGACAGGCACCACAGCCATTCCTTTATCCAGCTATGAAGAATAATGAGGATCATATCGTTGAAACGCTGAAAACAGCAGTAAGAATGGAGAGTAAGATTAACAGATGATAGATGCAAGAATACAGATCAGAGAGCTGCTTGAAAGCATAGAGTATGACGGACTAACTGTCAAAATGAACTATCCGAAGTCCATTAATGGAGTTCCACTTATCACATTCTTTCAGATCGGCAATACCGGTTCCGGTATGCACAGTGTTATTGATAATTTAAGTTTCCAGATAGATGTATGGACGGATAACTTTGACGAATGTATAGATATAACACTTTTGGTCGATGAAAAAATGATAGATCTTGGATTCAACAGGGATTATGAAAGCCCGGATTCAGATATCATAGATGCCAGTGGATACTATAAAAAGACTCTCAGATATAGCAGTAAAGTAGATACAAGAACAAACAGACTTATAAGTTCATAAGTAGAAAGGATGGTATAAAAATATGGCAGATACACCAAAACAGGGGCTTGCTTCTATCGGTCTTGATATCAAGATTGGAACAACAGCCCTCAATTTTGCAACAAAGATCGGAGATATCGGAGGTGCACCGTCAGCACTGGAAGCTACATGTTTCAAGGACAAGTCAAAGAAGAGTGTACCGGGTGTTCAGGAGAATGATAGCTGGGAGGTTGAATATCTCTACGACAATACAGCAACCACCTCAGATTACCGTGTGCTGAAAGCCCTTGAAAAAGCTGGAGCAATCGTTGATGTCGAGGTTACATTCCCGGATAAAACTGTTTTCAAGAACAAGGGATATGTAACAACTACAGTTACAGGTGCCGAGGTAAATCAGCTTGTAAAGGCAAAAGCAATCGTAAACCTTCAGGGCGAATGGGAAACGACAAACCCGGCAGCCTAAAATGCAGTTGAAAGAATAAAGTATTACAGGCAGGGAGTTTTTCTCCCTGCTTTTTTCAGGAGGTAAACAATGAAGACATTAGAGATCAAACTCAAGGTGGATGGAGTAGACAAGAAATTTCATTTGAGACTTACAGCAGGTGGTCAGAAAAAACTTAAAGAGAAGTACGATGAGAACATGCTGGCAACGCTTATGAGTGCAGTGGATGATATCGACAGAGCAGTTGATATCTTAGATGCAGCATTGAATTACAAGGACAATGACAATGAGATCACGGATGGAGAGCAGTTCTATGATCTGCTTGTCGAGAACGGTAGAAACGGAGCGGAGGACTTTGCAAAGGTTCTTACAGATATTGCTGTTAATTCCGGCATCATCAAAAAGGATCAGGCAAACAGTGTCATGAACAGTATCAATGCAACCTATAAGACTATGTTCGACAATCTGGAAGAGAATGTAAAAAGGATTCAGGAAGAGAATGGAGTGATCCCGGCAGCAGGAGATGAAGTGAAGACAGAGGCAGAGAATACTCCCTTATGATGTTGATAAACTTCTGTTTGAAGCAAGGATCACAGGTGTCGGTTTCTTTGAAGCTCTAGATTATACCTGGGGCGAGCTTGTAGATATGATAAAGGTCTACAATGAGCGTGAACGCAGGATGCACCAACATGAGGCAAACATTGCTTTCCGGCAGGCCGAGCTCATATCCATGTGGGTATGGAAGAATGACGGAGATATCAATGTATCAGATGTATTTCCATACTGGAATGAGGAAGAAAAGAAACAGGCAGAGCTTGAAAAGTATAAGGTGCTTATGTACAGATATGCGGCTAGAAGCCACAAATAATAAAGAAATAAGAAAGGAAGGAGGTGGGACGGAATATGACTATAGAAGAAATTTCAGTCAAGTTTACAGCGGATACGAACAACCTGAAAAGGGCTTTGTCAGAGATCACAGAATCCCTGAAAGGTACGGAAGCGCAGACTTTAGATATAGCAAGTGCTATGGATGAGATCACGCAGCCGATCAAGGACATGTCAAAAGATATCCGTTCACTTGTGAATCAAAGTGAGGCGTACAATAAGAGAATGTCTGATCTGACAAAGACAGTAGGCAGCGCAAATCGTGTTATCTCGCAGACTGCAGCAGATACACAGAAGACTTCTAAACAGAGCATGGCTGAGACAACAAAGATGGTTGCTGGATGGCAGAAGGTAAAAGATAAGATGCTGGAAGTTGGAAAAGCACGCCCGACATTTAATGCAAGAAATACCGGTACTGCACAGGCATCTGGTGTATCATCTCGTAGTGCAGGAGATTCATCACAGAATCCAACACAGAAAGCACTTGATTCAGAACAGGCAAAGCTTCAGAAGTTGCTTAATACATTAAATGAACAGCAGATCAAGCTGGATGTTATCAATCAGAAGTATGATCTATCTTCACAGAAGCTTCAGAAAACAGAAAGTGAGATAAAATCTCAGCAGGCAAGTCTTGATGTACTGAAAAGAGATTATGAGGCTATGTCTTCAATAATGTCTGAGATGAATATAAATGACAGCATTAATGAAGAGATGAAAAGGCTCAGGACTACACTTGAGGAGAATAAGATATCATTCAATGAACTTGATGCTGCGAAAAAACGACTGGAACAGTCACCATATGAGATTGTAGATGTTGGAAAATCATTTATGTCTATGGATGCAATAATCAGAAAGATGGATGAGCTTGATACATCAAGTGAAGACGCTTGGAGCAAGCTGGAACGGCTTGAAACTGCTATGGAAGATGTAAGTGCAAAGAGCAGAACATTTGGAAGTGCACAGGGTATGCAGAGGCTGAACTCTGTAATCACACAGCAGGAGAATAAACTCAGATCATTGCAGAATGCATATAATACTGCATCTTCACAGTCGGCAACATTAGGTGGACAGCAAGAGATTTTAAAGGCGAAAATGCAGCATACAAAGGAATCTGTTCAGAGTGCAAAAGAGAAGATTACTCAGCTTGGAGAAGCATTACAGAATACTGCACGAAAATCTTCTACCGGATTCTTTGGCAGGTTGGCATCAACGGTAAAAAATATCGGTAATGCAACGGCATCTCTTATTCATAGATTTCAAAATGGAGAGCCCCACGCACGAAAATTTGGATCGAGAATATCAGATTTAGGATCAAGAATGTCACAGACCACAAGAATGGTTAAGTCCATGGTACTTTCTATGCTGTTAATGCAGTTGATTGGAGATATGGGCGAGAACCTGCAGAGTTTTGCAAAGCAGTCAAGGGTTGTAAATAGTGATCTGTCCTTACTGGCATCATCGTTTACATACCTGAAAAGTAGTATATTGTCTGCATTTCAGCCTCTACTCAGCTATATAACACCGATACTTACAAGTATTGTAAATACAGTAGCTGATGCATTCAATAAGCTGGCAGAGTTCTTTGCATATCTTACAGGTCAGACGACATTTGAAAAAGCTGTATATACACAGAAAGATTATTCGGCAAGTCTCGACAAGTCTACAAAGAGTGCACAGGCACTTAAGAATGTGCTTCTTGGATTTGATGAGATCACAAAGCTTGAAGATAACAGCGGAAGTTCCGGATCTGGAGATGGCTCTGGATCGTTAAATACAGGCAACTGGGAAACTACAAAGGTTGATATATCAAGTAGTCTTGCAGATGCTATAAAGGATAGTGACTGGGGAGCTGTTGGTACCGCTATCAGTAACAAGTTATGTTCTGCATTAGAATCAATCGATTGGAATAGTGTATATGCTAAGGCAGGCGCATTTGGAACAAATCTTGCAACTTTTTTGAATGGGCTTATTACACCAACGCTTTTCGGAGATCTTGGAACTACGATCGCAGGCGCATTGAATACTGCATTAAGTTTTCTTGATAGCTTTGGAACAACTTTCGACTGGTCAAATTTTGGAACATCTATTGCTACAGCGATCAATAACTTTTTTAAGAATTTTGATTGGAAGAAGGCAGCATCAGCACTGAATGCTTGGGTAGGAGGTCTAAAAACAGCAATAAAAAGTGCATTGACTGGTATATCATGGAGTACAATTCTGAAAGGTGGTCTGGATTTCCTGACGGAATTAAATCTTGATACGGTATCAATACTGATAGGAGCTTTTCTTTGGAAATATGGTGGAAAACAGATTGCGGCAGGTGTGCTTAAAGGACTTCTTAATAAACAGATCGCACTTGGTATTGGAAAGGAATCGGTTTCTGTTTCAACAACGATTGGTTTATCTGTAATAACGGCTATTGTAGGATTTAAAATAGGAAATGCATTATATGATCATATTCCTAAAGTACAAGAGTGGTCAGATTCCTTTGCTGCGTGGTTATTTGATGGAAAAGACAAAGTTAATGTTTCAAAGGCAATTACTGTTGCTTTGACAGCATTAACTCTGAGCATTGGAACAGCACAACTTATTAGCAAATTATCAGGTATGTTAGCTGAAGTTGTAAAGAATGCTGTTGCTGCAAATGCTACAACAACAGCGGTAACGGCTGCAGGCAACACTGTTGGAAGTGGAATATTAGGCGCAGCGACAAAGAAGTTAGCGGGAGCTACACTTCTTGTGAGTGGAATAGGAGTTAATATTTCTACAATAAATGAGCCGACTTTTGGCAATACTGTTATTTCAACATTAAGTACAGCTTTAGGGACGTTAATGATAACAGGAAATCCTCAAGCTGCAATTTGTGTTGGAGTTGCATCACTTGGATTTAAAATTGGTAATACATTGTATAACAATTTTGATTCAGTGCAAAGTTGGGCAGACGGAATAGTAGAGACTCTTGGAAATGCACTTACCGGTCAGCATATTGATATGAACGATGATGGCGAACTTAGTGATGGATCAAGCACTGGTACTCTTATAGGAAAGGAATTCAAAAGTAATGTAAAACTTAATGTTGAAACTACAGTCAATGGAGTATCTGATCCAGAATTTAAGGGGATGAAAAAGAGCCTTTTAGATGCGACACCAGATCGGAGTCCAGTAGTTGATGTAAAGACAACAACAAACGGAGTGGCGGATTCAAATGGAAAGCAGATCAAACGGATATCAAATGTTTTTAATAGCAGTTTTAATGGTAAGAAAGCTTATTTTGATGCCATAACGCAGGCGAATGGCAGGAATATGCCGACGTCGAAAGCATTTGCAAAGGTTGCAAACAGCTATACTGCATCATGGAAGGGCAAAACAGTATCATATAAGATTAATACAACAAAAAAAGATAAAATAAAGAATGCAGCAACAAAAAATAAAGTAGCTTGGACAGGCAAGAATGTTACATATGGTACCTATACAGCAGTTAATGGCGTTGGCGGATCGGCAAAAACGGTTGAATCTACAAGCAACTCAATGAAGAGTTATTTTACAGGAAAGACTGTTTTGTATAATGTGACAACACAGAGTGATTCAACCTTGCAAAGCATTGGACAGAATGTGTCAAAACAAATATATGCTGGAATGTCAAAAAACGCAATAAAACTAGCAGTAAGAAGTGGTCCAGATCCGCTCAAGGGAGCCATGAATGGTGTATATAGTTTTACACCGGCTTATGCAACTGGTGGTTTTCCGGAGGATGGTCTCTTCATGGCGAACCACGGGGAGCTTGTTGGTAAGTTCAGCAACGGTAAGACAGCGGTAGCAAATAATGCACAGATTGTCGAAGGTATCGAAGCTGGTGTATACAGAGCAGTTACGGCTGCAAACAGCAGTAGTGGCAGATCAGGTGGATCATCTCCTGTGATCAATGTATATGTTGGTGGAAAAGAAGTGACAGATGTTGTTGTAAAGGATATCAATGACAGGACCATACAGACAGGCAAGAATCCGCTACTGGTATAGAAAGGAGTGAGACTGTGGCAGAGCTTGTAATAAATGGAGTAGACATGCCAGATCCTGCGATCAATGGCGGTCTCACTTATGCTCCGGAGAAGATCTGGAGCAAGAACACCGGGCGAACCTCAAACGGAGAAATGTTCGGTGACATAGTGGCAAGAAAAATGACGTTGAAGATTAAGTGGAACTATCTCACAGAATCACAGATAGCACTCATCGAAAGTGCAATCTATGATTCTTTTTTTGATGTCAAATTCAAGGATCCACGAACAAAGAAGTATGTAACTAAAAAGATGTATGCAGGCACTCCGACTTATCCTGTGTATGATGTGCGAAACGGATCATACAGATATACAGGTGTAGGAGTTGACCTGATCGAGAAGTAGGAGGTTACAGATTGTACATAAATGTATCAGAAGACTTAAAAAATAGAATGGCAGGAGATGGCAGAACATTCAGAGCTCGTATGACGCTTGATGATACTGTGATCGAATCCGGATTTGTCAGTTGTGATATGAAGTGTATAGCTGGAACTGGAACAAGCACTTTAGAAATAGGGTGCGCCAGTTCCACACAGCTTGATATCACAATGATCCAGCCGGATATCAGCCTTACAGGTAGAGAATTTCTTTTTGAGCTTGGGCTTATGCTTGATGATGAAAGTATTGAGTATGCCAAAATGGGATACTTCATGGCACAGAAACCGTCTGTAGATGATGACCGGATCACATTCACAGCCTATGACCGGATGGCTTATAGAATGTCTGGATATTATTTGTCAAAACTCACATATCCGTGTGATGTGTCAGACGTGTGTAAAGAGATAAGTTCCATGACAGGTATCACTATGAAGAATGCTCCGTCTGGAATCAGCATACAAAAGAACTTTGACGGTTATACATACCGGCAGGCAGCTGGATTTATAGCCGGGCTTGCAGGAAAATTTGCAACATTTGATAGGGATGGTGTACTGGATTTTAGATGGTACACTCCGGTAGATTATCTGATAGATCTCAATCGATCATTTGATGATGTTGTTGTGCAGGAGAATCTGTTTCAGGTTGGCTATATTTCATGTGCCGTAGATGAGAACAGTACACTTAAAGCCGGAGATGGAACGACCGGAATAGCAACAAGCAACTTTCTGATGACACAGGAGATCCTTGATAGTCTGTATACGGCATTGAAAGATATGAGCTATCACCCGGTGACATGCAGTTTTGCCGGAGATATGCGCCTTGACCTTGGAGATATTGTTCAGGTATCAGATAAAGCTGGGAAAGTATATGATGTTCCGATTATGAGCCTTAATTTCAGTTTTGATGGTGGCCTTACAACAGATATAGGTTCGTATGGCAGTACAGAGCTTAGTGAAGCTACTTTTGTGAGCCCAACTGAGAACTATGTTCAGCAGGTATTCAGACGATTATATGCGGATAAGTTAGATGTTACACAGGCTTATATAAAGTTTGCGACTATTAAGAAACTGCAGGCGGCAGAGGGGGATATCAAAAAATTAAAGACTGATAAGCTCAATGCGACGGATGCAGACATCAAATATGCAAAGATAGACTTTTCAAACATCGAAAAAGCGGCACTGGAACAGTTTTTTGCAAAATCCGGATTGATCGAGAATGTTGTTGTCGGAGATCAGCAGATCACTGGCACACTGGTTGGTGTAACGATCTTAGGTGACAGTATCAAAGGTGGTACAGTCATAGCGGATAAGCTTGTTATCAAAGGTGAGGATGGTCTGTATTATAAGCTCAATACAGATGGGAAAACTGTAGAGAAAGAGCAGACAGACTACAACAGCCTTGATGGTGGTGTGATCAGAGCTAAGTCTATTACGGCAACTAAGATAGCGGTTGAAGATTTGGTTGCCTTTGGAGCAACTATTGGCGGCTGGCATATAACCGATAGTGGTCTGTATTCCGGTACAAAAGAAGCTCTTGATAATGTTTCAATGGGAATGTTTCTTGGAAACGATGGACAGCTTAACATAGGTGATTCCGAGAACTTTATTATGTTTTATATAGATGCACAGGGGAATACTCACCTTGCCATATCGGCAGATGAAATGAAACTTGGTAAGCAGAATATAGAGGACATTATAAAGAATATAACAGGTGTTACATCAAATCTGGATAAGATACTCAATACAAAAGATGCAAATACGGACAAGCATACGGATTACATTACATTCAATGATGGCTCTCTCAGACTGGGAGATTCTGCATCTGAAAAGGTATTGGAGATCAGCAATGAGAGTATTCAGATTTATGAAAATGGTATCTCTGTTGCAAGTTTTGGAAAAGAAACCAGAATCGGCGAGGAAGATGGACGATATTCCAAAATTAATTCAGATGGTTTCCATTTTTATGATTATGATCAATTAGTTTTCCAGATCGGGTATGCCAAAGATGTAGTTGATTCTGATGGAAACAAAACCAATGCGCCATTTTATACGATCGGTACCAGACTGGATGGCAGTAGTGTTGGAGCATATTCAGTCGCAGAAGGTGTTGATAATATTGCAAGCGGTTTGTGTTCTTATGCAGAAGGTTGCAGCAATACTGTAAGTGGAAGAGAATCTCATGCAGAAGGTTATAGCAATACTGTAAGTGGAAAAGAATCTCATGCAGAAGGCAGTAATAATACTATAAATAGTTGTTATGATTCGCATGTGGAAGGTAGTCAGAATATTGTTAATTCTTCCTATTCACACGCAGAGGGAAGTATCAATACAGCAAACGGAAAAAATTCACATGTGGAAGGTAACAATAACACAGCAAGTGGAGAAAACTCTCATGCAGAGGGAAACTCTAATATTGCAGAAGGTAAAAATTCCCATGTAGAAGGTTGTGGTAATACAGCAAGTGGAGAAAACTCTCATGCCGGAGGTACAGGAAATTACGCAAGTGGAGATTCACAGACTGTTGTAGGCAGATACAATAAAGCGGTGGACACTGCACTTTTCATTGTCGGTAATGGGACCCGGGGAAAAACTTCAAATGCTATGGTAGTCACAGAAGAAGGAGACATACAGGCGAGCAGTTTCAATGGTCACACTATAACGACAGGAACGGCAGTTTGTGCAGCAGTAGCCAATAAGCCGACAGCAACACATGTAAAGTTCCAAGAAACACTGCCAAAGGTACCGGCTGTATTACTTGATCCGTTGACTACTGTTCCGGGAACAGTATTTAAGGGATGTTCAGCAACAAATATCACTACGACAGGTTTTGATCTCTATGTTACAAGAACAGACAATGGAGATACATCGGTGAAATGGGTAGCAATTACATAATAAGGAGGACAATATGAAACAGGTTATATGTACAGTGATCGGAGCGGTTGGCTCCGGAATAGCAGCATTGTTTGGAGGATGGGATACCGGGTTGGTATCCCTTTTAATATTTATGGGACTTGATTATGTATCAGGCCTTGTAGTCGCAGGGGTTTTTCATAAGAGTAAAAAAACTGACACCGGCAGTCTTGAAAGCAAGACGTGCTGGAAAGGGTTATGCCGTAAATGCATGACGCTTGTATTTGTTCTTGTGTCGTACAGGCTTGATTTGATTATCGGAACAAACTATATCAGGGATGCGGTGATCATAGCATTCATTGCGAACGAACTGATATCACTTATCGAGAACGCTGGTCTTATGGGTGTACCACTCCCGGCGGTTATTACTAAGGCTATTGATATATTGCAGAAAAAATCAGAAAGCGAGAAATAGAATATGAGTATTATTGACAAAATTATAAGCACAGCAAAGAGTCAGATCGGGATCTGTGAGCCGGATGGTGACGACAAATACATTAAAGTATACAATGAGCTGACTGGGACAAAATTCGGTATGGATGTGGCATGGTGTGCCATTTTCGTAACTTGGGTAATGTATATGTGTGGTGTGGCAAAGGATGTGGTTACAAGATTTGCATCATGTACTGCCGGAATGAAATGGTTTATCAAGCAGGGAAAATTGAAGAATGCAAAGGCTTATGGTGGCACATACACACCAGTTCCGGGCATTTTGATTTTCTTCTCAAAGGGACATAAGCTGACAGATCCGTCGCACGTTGGAATTGTGACGAAAGTAACATCTACATATGTATATACAGTAGAGGGAAATACTTCAGATGCCGTTCACGAACGCAAATACTTATTAAATGATCCGTACATCATCGGATATGGCGTGCCGTCATATGCCGACAATGTTAAAGCAGATATAAAAGATAATGATACCGGATACAAGACTGTAGAGGTAAAGAAAGGCGACACACTCTGGGGTATTGCAGAGAAGTACCTCAGATCAGGATCACGATATAGAGAGATCATGAGTTTAAACTCACTTACAAGTGCAACGATTCATCCAGGCTTGGTACTTAGTATCCCGGGCACAAATGCGAAAGCAAACGAAGCAGCTAAGAAGACAAAGACATACACCGTAAAGAAAGGCGACACGCTCTGGGGAATTGCAGAGAAGAACCTGAAGAACGGCAGCCGATATGTTGAGATCATGAGCCTGTCGAAGATCACCGGCACCACGATTCATGTAGGACAGGTTCTGACATTGCCAGCAGCTTAGTATTGTGATAATATATAAGTGCTTATATAAATAAGGAAAGAACAGGATACCTTAGAGAAACGAGGTAAGACACATACAAGACACAAAACCATTAAAATAGTAAGGTTTTAAGCCATTTCTTGTTTCTGTTGAGGAAGCTGCAAAGGCTGGTAAGTTCTAAAAAAGCTAGGAAATAAGCCAAATAAAGAAACGTGAAAATACCTGAAAAAGTGATTGTAACTAACAAACAACTAACAGGTAACTAACACTCGTAACTAACAAAAAATGGGGCAGCAATTATAATGATTGTTGCCCCATATTTTTTATTCTATCTTTTCAATTTCAGTGTGAAGTTGCTTCATGGTCCTGTGGGTGTACACTTTCTCAGTCACATCCTCGATAGAATGACCAACTATCAGCTTTATGATGTATTCATCCATGCCAGCATCTTTTGCCAATGTAATAAATGTATGTCTTGTATCGTGAGGACGGTGGGAGAGTTTTAATTTTCCCATGACCTTATTCCAACGGCTTCTGTATTTGTCGTATGTCATGCGCATACCAGACTGACTATCCGGATCATTGAATAAATAATCGGATTCCAATTCTTTAGCCTGGTCTACTCGTTTTATGATCAAATCTCTTATTTTTGGATGAATAGGAACGCACCTGTTGCGCCCTGCATCAGTCTTAAGACCGCCGAACATGGTATTATTTTCCAGATCAATATCAGCTATTTTCAAGATAGACAATTCTTGTGGTCGCCATCCGCTGTATATACCAATTAGAATCATATCAACAACACCATAGTTTATGTTCTTCCAGAGTAAATCTATTTCCTCCGGCGTAAATGGAACACGAATGATCTGAGACTTTCCACGCTTGATGGAATCACACATCTGGGCATAGTTCTTATCAACAATCTCCAGCTTCATAGCATATTTATAGAGCATGTTGTAGAGAGATTTCATTCTTTGCTTCGTACTCTGACCAACATCTGCATTCCGGATCGTTCCCTCCATGTGATTAGGACGAATATCTCTCATTCGCATGTCCCAGAGTGGCTTTGAGTGATTGTAAGCAGATGCCCATGTTCTTGCGGCAGATGGTACTATTTCCTGAAAATGTATATCTGACCATTTATCATAGAGTTCAGAGAATGTAATATTTACGGTATCAATATCATAGGGATTCTGATTATAATTGGTCAGAGCAGTAAGAGCTTCTGCCCGGGTACTGTAATAGCCGATGGTAGCATATAACTGCTTAGCCTTTCCTGATTCTTCGTCAATAGCCCATCCTTTCGTTTTACGAGCAATCCATGGCTTCCTGCGCTTTCCAGACAGCTTATACACAGATCCGAATCCGTTTGCATTTCTCATATCAATCATCCTTTCTTAAAAATAGGCATAAAAAATAAGCCTATCAAAAATGGAAGGCTTGTGATATAATGTAGTTTGTTGAAACGTTAGTCATAAGCCTTCGGTTTGTGGGTAACTATCCTCCGGGTGCTGGTAACACCTGGGGGATTTTATAACAAGTCCTTAGCAACGTCCTCCCGGTATGAGGGAAGTGACAACGCTCTGGACTTTTTTGTTTTGACAAATACATAAAATGTTGTATAATGTACTTAACAAGACAGCCGAGCGATAGATACTTCCTATCCGTCCGGCAAACATGACTAAAGGAAAACACCCCGTATGCTTGTCAGGCCGAGGTGTTTTTCTTATTTTCTATTATTCAGAATCGTTACAATAAGTATTGCAGTGGTTAATATAACCATAAATTCCTCATATGTACTCATAAGGCACCACTCCCTTCCAAGACTCGAACGGATATGGTGTAACACCCCTCGGTTGCCCGGTTAAATACACTATTCAATTTTTAAGTGTATTCCTCGGCTGGTATGCCGAGGAACACAGGTTGTTATAATTATTTACATCTGTTATAATAAATCCTAAGAATTTAAAATTGCATTAATAACGGAATCTTTATTCCAACCTACAATAGTGTCGGAATTATTAGTTATAATAGCAGGGACACGTTCCTGTCCCCACGGTTTTACGCCAATTATGTACTTATCCATGTTTACAGCAGTTGTAAGTTCATAGTCAATCCAATCACTGTAGGCAGCATACATACCGGCAAGGATAATAACTTTTGAGGCTGGTCGGATCTGCTCGTTAAGTTCTGATTTTAGTTTGTTTTTACCAGCCGAACTGTTTGGATCAATAAGCGGATCATGTTCCGGAACAGAGTAGTTTTTCCATTTGAATTTACCCTCGTCCTGTGCCTCATCGAGCCACTGAACAATTTTATTGTAATGTTCGGTATATTTCCAAGCGTGGCTTATAAAAATATTATATGTAGTCATATTTTTGAATCCCCTTTCTTTTTGGAGGTGTATTTATGAGTTCCTGTAAACAAAAATTTCAAAAGAAACCTGTAATTGTAGAGGCTTATCAAACAGATGTAAAAATAATTATTGATACATTAGAGGGAAAGATGACCGCATCTCCCGGTGATTGGATCATCACAGGAGTAAACGGAGAGCAATATCCCTGCAAACCAGATATATTTGAAAAAACATATCAAAGGATCAATTAACAGTTTTTTTCTCTGTTATTTCCTGCATATTGACAGCTTTCCATTTATTATTTTCAGAAGATATAATATTCTCAATATTCCTTACAAAAATATTCTCAATGCTTTCAGGTTCTGCATTATACGGTGCAGAGCTTGTAAGATACAAATGCTTTTGATATCTCAGAAGTTCGCATGTAGTTCTGTATTCTATCCAGTTTTCATGGAACTTGTACAATCTGGTGATAGATTCAACTATAGTTATAATAGCTCCCTCAATACCTATAATCAAAGGTATTACACCATACTTGCTGGCATAACCAGAGAGTACAGGAATGCTGGCGGCTATGAAAATTTCTATTGCCTGAAAGACCTTATACCAACGCTGGCATGTTACAGATTTCTTATCATACCATGCAATCTGATCGTCAACTCGTGTTTTTATATATTCCGTAATGTTCATAAAATTATCCCCCCTTTTTCTTATAGAATTTTATTTAACCCATGCGCATAAGCCTCAATGGTATCTACAGAGCTAGTGTGTTTATCAAAGTCTGCTCTGATGATATGGTTGAGTGCATGGATATAAGCATCGTTAAGCTGCTCCTGTGTGAATCGTGTATTAAGAAAGATAGTATATGAACCATCTTCATTGCAGGTAACAGTTTCTTTAACTTTTGTAGTCTTCAGATCCATCATCTGTACATTTATATCATACAATTAACTCATCCCCCTTGTAACATAGTCGTAGATACAATAACAAATACCGTGGGATGTTTTTTGTACATTATCGTTTCTCTTTATTCTTGAGAGCCATGAGCATTGTGTGAACTGTTTCCAAGTCCTCTGGCTCTGCGTCCCTTGCGGCATCGAAGAGAAGAGAGAGTTGCTTGTTTTCAAAGATCTCCTGTGCCTTTTTAGCTGTTTCCGGATCAAGATAGTATTCATTTTCTTCAACATGTTCTTTATCTTCAATTAGGTTAGATCTCTTACAGTTGAATATATCACACATGGCATCTACTTTATCCATTCTTGGTGATTTAATACCGTTGCACCAGTTGTATACAGATGTAGTTCCAACATTTAAGCGTTTTGCAAGTTCAGCCTGTGTCATATTATTTTTATTTAAGTAATATCGTAGATTTTTAGCAAATAATTTATTAAATTCCTCGTATGGCATATCAACACCTCCTTGCAATGCTCATTATACACCTAAAGGGAATTTGAATCAACTAAAAATGAAAAAAATTCACTTTTAGTGTTGACATCCACTTAAAGTGATGGTATTCTGATATGTGAAAGGAGATGATAACAGTTGCGTAGTGTTAAGATTACATTAGCTGCAGCAAGGGTAAATGCTGGAATGACACAGGAAGATGTTGCGAAAAAGCTTAAAGTGAGTAAAAAAACTGTGATTAACTGGGAAAAAGGTATAGTTACGCCATCTTTTGCTATACTGGATACACTATCCAGATTATATAAGATGCCACTAGACTATATTTTTTTGCCTAAGAAATCCACTTAAAGTGATAGAAAGGAGAGGAGAGTGAGAATGAACATAATAAAAAGACTGGTAGAAGAACACAAGGAAATGAAACAGATAGCCAAAGAAATGCGGCAGGAAGAACTGTTGGAGAAGTTTAAAGACTGGCAGGAGTTCCACCATGTAAATGATGAGGAGCTATTGTTTTTTGATTACATGTACCGAAGGGAACGCAAGTATAGAACTGCGATCCTTATCCTATGCCTAATAATTTTAGGACTAACACTGTCACTATTGATGTAATTACAGACACAACTATAGGAGTAATGAACGATGTAAGGATTCCAAAGAATACTTTGTTTCTTTGATGGATGAGATAACGATGGTATTTGTCAGTAACAAAATATGTGTAATTATATTGGTTTCTTGATATTTTGCGCAGATTTTTTTGGATAAATTTTATTTCTGACAAATAGGAAAATGAATCACCAAAATATTCAGCAGGTGACTCTTTTCGAATCTTTGTGACAAAGAGTTTGTATTTTTCCTTCATGGTTAAATCAATTTTATCAAAATCGTACATAGGCGATAACCTCCATAGTTTTTTACCATTGTAACACAAAACAGTGAGAAAGGAGAGCCCCATGCATCACTACATAACAAAATACACGGAGAATGGGAACAGATACGTTGAATCATGGTTACAGATCAATCTGCCATTTGGTAGATGTATTTGTTTTAGCAGAAGAAGGGTAAAAATAGAATCATGTTAAGCACGATCATTGGCATAGCCATTGGAACATTTGTCGGAAGGTTGATTTTCGACATTTGGAAATCAAGAAAAGAAAGGAGAAATCGACATGGTAAAGAAGATAACACCGAATCAGGCGGCTGAGGTAATGGGATGCTCCCCTCAGTTTATCCGGATTGGAATGCAGAGAAACTTATTGGATATAGGTGATGCGATCAAGATGTCAAGCATCTGGACTTACAACATTTCTCCCGGGAAGCTTGCAGCGAGACAGGGCATCACAATAGAGCAGTTAAATGATCTCATAAAAACTATGGGATGATAGGAAAGGGGTGAGTTGGTAGTGAAAAAGAAGATATGTAAATGTGCTGTTGGGATCATGTTCTTTATTGGCTTCATGCTTATATATGGAGCGGCAAGCTCTGTGGCATTTGCGGAAGATATGAGGATCGTGGAACCGTGGTATGCGCACCTTGGACAGGCATTTGCCGGAGTGCTGCTGACACTCCCTTATCTGGTAGGCAGGAGAAAAGCATGGTTGAGATGAAAGTGTTATCAAGCCATGAAGAATGGCTCAAGGCAAGAACAAAGATAGGTGGTTCGGATGCTTCGGCTATTGTGGGAATGAACCCATATAAAAGCAATGTGGAGCTTTGGAAAGAAAAAGCATATGGAATTGAACCGGTGGATATATCGGATAAGCCATATGTGAAATATGGAACAGAAGCTGAGCCGCTTCTCAGGGAATTGTTCAAATTGGACTATCCGGAATACCAGGTGTGTTATGAAGAGAATAACATTTGGTTCAATGACAAGTATCCGTGGGCACATGCATCTCTTGATGGATGGCTCATAGATCAGGATGGTCGTAAAGGCATATGGGAATGTAAGACGACGAATATCTTACAGTCCATGCAAAAAGAAAAGTGGGATCACAGGATACCGGATAACTATTACATACAGGTGCTGCATTACTTAATGGTTACAGAGTTTGACTACGTTGTACTTAAGGCACAGCTTAAATCTGTATATGGAGAGAATGTGTACTTACAGACAAGACATTATCCGATAGAACGGTCGGAGGTTGAAGAAGATATCAAGTATCTGATTGAGGAAGAATCAAAGTTCTGGGAGCATGTACAGATGAAAAAAGCACCGGCACTGAAATTACCGGAAATATAGTAAAGGGGTGAGAGAAAAATGTATTACAGAATTTGCAGTAACTGCGGAGCGAATCTTGATCCGGGAGAGCGATGCGACTGTGAAGAGGAGAGACAGAAACAGACAGACCGGATCATGAGCATGATGAAAATAAACAAAGATGGTCAGTATGAACTGGCTATGGTGGGAGGATGTACATGGAATTAAGAGTGAATGAGGTAACAATACCGGAGGAGATTAAAGTTTTAAACTTTGAAGAACTTAAGGCTGAACTTAAGGATAAGGCTGAATACTATGGATCTCTTTTATATACAGATGAGCAGATCAAGGATGCTAAGGCAGATAGAGCAATGCTGAACAAATTTAAGAATACAGCGAACTCTGAACGTATCAGAAAAGAGAAGGAATATATGAAGCCGTTCAATCAGTTTAAGTCTCAGATTAATGAGCTCATAGCAATCGTTGATAAGCCTATTGCAGTGATAGATGAGAGAATTGCTGCTTACAATGATGAACAGAAAGCACAGAAGAAGAAAGCTATTGAAGAACTGTTTGCCGGCATGGGCTTTCAGAGTTTCGTTACACTTGAAAAGATTTGGGATCCTAAGTGGCTGAATGCATCCACTTCGATGAAAAGCATTGAGGAACAGATGCGGTCAAGAATGTATGAGATTGGTGACAATGTTCTGAGAATAAGCCAGTTCCCTGAGTTTTCATTTGAGGCTATGGAGGCTTTCAAGGAAACACTGCTTATTGATACAGCCGTAGATGTTGTTCAGAAAAATAGAGAGATGGAACAGAAGAAAGCCGCTGCCAAAGCAGCAGAAGAAGCACGAAAGGCACAGGAAGAACGCAAGGCACAGGAGATTAAGGAAGAACTTTCACAGACGGTTATAGTACCGTCAGAACAGAATAAGCAGGCTGTGACACCGTCCGAACTGGCGCAGAGTGAGCCAAAGTTCCCTGTGAGATTTGAAGCCATAATGACAGAGAAGCAGGGCGAAGAACTTAACTTGTGGTTTGCAGAGAGAAACATAGAATTTAAAGCTATTTAGGAGGTATACAAGATGATTAAAGCAGTAAGCGGATTAGTATCAATAAACGGATCAGCACCGATGATTGATTATATCGGAGTTGGCACTCACAGTGAAGGCAATAAGAGAATCACTTGCTACAGAGCAGTTGATAAACAGAGCTATGGAAGTATCAAAAGCCGAAGAAGATCTTGACGAGAGCATGAAAGGTCTCATACAGGATGTGTGCACCATATTGGCGAAAGCCGATAGTAACAAGGACAGTACAGAGGATCCGACATCAATTTTCGAAGATGCGTTTCTCAAGGCATTAAAAGACATGATCATGCATTAGGAGGAAAAGTAAATGGCAGTTAATAATAGTTTGGCACCAAAAGCAAAGAAGACATCTAATATTGTTGAATATGAATCAAATGGTACGAAGATTTCCCTTTCACCGGAAACCGTAAGAAATTATCTTGTCAGTGGTAACAAGGAAGCAGTAACAATTAATGAACTTGCAGTATTTATAAATCTGTGCAGATTCAATGGTTTGAATCCATGGCTTAAAGAAGCCTATTGTATCAAATATGGAAATGAACCAGCAACAATGGTTGTTGGTAAGGAAGCCTTTCAGAAGCGTGCAGAAGCTCATCCTGCATATGATGGTAGCGTTTCAGGAATCATCGTATCTACGGAATCAGGTGAGATCGAATATAGAACAGGAACATTTAAGCTTCCGAGCGAAACTGTTATAGGTGGATTTGCAGAGGTGTTCAGAAAAGATAGATCACATTCTTGCAGAGTTGAGGTTAGCATGGATGAATATGCAGGAAGAAAAAAAGATGGATCATTAAATGGTCAGTGGTCAAAGAAACCGGCAACAATGATCCGAAAAGTGGCACTTGTGCAGGCACTTAGAGAGTCATTTCCTCATAATATCATATCTGGTATGTATACGGCAGAAGAAGTTGGACAGGAAGAACCGGTAGAAATGCCGGTGGAACAGCTACAGCAGGAGCTTGCTGATCAGCAGTCTTCAAATAATATGCAGGAATCACAGGAGCACATTCAGGAAAATGGTAGTAGTGAACAGCAGACTACACAGCAGAATCCTGCCGCTGCTGCATTGTTTTCATAATACTTGTTCATGGCAGATACACACATCACACAGTATAAGCCATTGTATATAGCCCTGCCGCTGATCCGGTGGCAGGGAGAAAGGAGCATTGATTGATGAATCCACAGTGGATAAAGAGCGCATCGTTGAATAGCAGAAAGTACAGGAATAAAAAGGTTGAGGTCGATGGGATTCTATTTGATTCCAAGAAAGAAGCAAACCGTTATATGGAGCTTAAGTTACTGGAAAAAGCCGGACAGATCACAGACCTCAAGAGACAGGTCAGATACGAGCTTATACCGAGACAGAGAGAACAATCGACTGAAATGTATAAGGCTGGGCCTCATAAGGGCGAATATAAGCCCGGTAAGGTCATAGAGCAGAGCTGCTACTATGTTGCCGATTTTGTCTACAAAGAGGGTGATTGCATAGTTGTAGAGGACACCAAGGGCATGAAAACGAAAGAATATGTAATTAAGCGGAAATTGATGCTCCACCGTTATGGAATACGAATTAAGGAGGTATAGAGGGTATGATAACAGATCTTATCGAAGCAAAGAAAAAGGAACTGATTTCAATACAGGATGTCGTTTATGAGATCCTTGAAAAAAATACAGATGCAAGAAATAATGATGATTTCCTGTATTACCTTGTATGTAAGCTGATCGGAGAAAGAAAGCATGGATACAACATAGATCATATTCAGGTAAAAAAATTCTTTGAGAATCGATCAGGGCTTGGTCTTCCGTCGACCGAGACAGTGAGACGTACAAGACAGAAGATACAGGCGGCAAATCCGTGGCTTGCCGGTAACAGATATGTGCGATCGATGCGGCAGAAGAATGAGCAGGCTTTCAGGGAGTATGCAAGAAAGGGTGACCAGAATGGCAGATGTGAAGTGGATAAAGATTACAACCGGAATGTTTGACAATAGAAAGATCAAGCATTTGAGAAAACTGCCGGATGGAAACAATATTGTTCTTATTTGGATTATGTTACTCACAATGGCAGGAAAATGCAATTCTGATGGAAGAATCTTTCTTACGGAGGACATTCCTTACACAACCAAGATGCTTGCTGATGAGCTTGGATTTAAGGAAAACATCGTAAAACAGGCTATTTTATCTCTTGAACAGCTTGGAATGATCATTAGATCTGGTGATTTTATAACGGTTGCCAGATGGCAGGAACACCAGAACACTGAGGGCATGGATAAGATAAGAGAAAGTAAGCGAATGGCTCAGTCAAGATGGAGAGATAAACAGAAAGCAAAAAAATCTACTGTAGATAGCTTTGTAGAATCTACTGTAGATTCTACCGTAGATTCTACGAGATGTCTTGTAGACGATGCAGAAGAAGAAAGAGAAGAAGATAAAGAAAGAGATAAGAGGGAGATAAAAGAAGTAGAAGAAAAGAAAATCGACTATGATCGCATTGTCCAGATGTACAATGCCCATTGCCCTTCGCTCCCGGTTGTTAAGTGTTTATCAGATGCCAGAAAAAAGGCAATCAAAGCAAGGCTTAATCATTACACGCTTGCTGATTTTGAGGAAATGTTCAAGAAAGCTGAATCGTCGGACTTCTTGAAGGGCAAGAACAACAGAAACTGGATAGCCACATTTGACTGGCTGTTAAAGGATACCAACATGGCAAAGGTCCTTGATGATAACTATGCAAATACAGCACCGACAGCAAAGACAAATTATTCCGGGAACAACCGGGTAGCGGATCAGTTGGATGAATCATACAAGATGATGGCTGAATGGGCGCAGGAACGAGCAGAAAAGGGAGGCTTCGCAGATGAAAAAAGAGATGGATAATTCAGCAACAAGAAAAATTAAGTTGATCGCAAGACATTATGGCAAGGGTCGTCTGGTCAGACAGTGTATTTCATGCTTTGCATTATTGATCAATGTATTTACCTGGTGGTGGAACAATGAGACGACTAGGAGAGAAACCAGAAGTGAAGTGGCAGAAATGAACGATACACTTGCAGAGCAGATCGCATGGGCTCAGATCACAACTGCTGCACTGGCAGAGTTATTCGGCATAGCAGATCAGGTCGATGAGCAGAGAGAGGTAGTTTTGACTGAGCTTATCGAGAAAGCAAAACAGGAGATCATACATGAAAAAAGCGGCAAATAAACGATGCAGCACCTGCCGGCATGATCAGACTTGCACATTAACGGATACAGGCAGGATATTGCATATCTGTGAGCTGGATCATTCGTACATAGGCAATGCAAGGCTTGAATATGGCAGATGCGAGAACTGGAGAGGAGCAAAGAAGCGGAATGACAGAACAGGAGTTTGCGAAGTTTGCAATGGGACTAAAGACATATTACCCGAGAGAGAACTTACTGCCGAACAGACCGGCGATGGAACTCTGGTACAGACAGCTTCAGGATCTGCCGTATGAAGTGGCAGAGACAGCACTCAACAAATGGGTGTCAACAAACAAATGGTCCCCAAGTATCGCAGAGATACGTCAGATGTGCTGTGAGGTCAGGCAGGGCGAGATTCCGGCATGGAGCGAAGCATGGGAGACTGTCTTACATGCGATCCGGATATATGGATCATACAGACCGCAGGATGCAATGTTCACATTTGATGATCTGACGGCCAGAACTGTGAAACAGATCGGTGGATTCGTCAGCATCTGCAGAAGTGAGAATATTGACATAGACCGGGCAAATTTCCGGATTGTGTATGAAGAACTGGCAAAACGCAAACAGAAGGATGCCTTGATTCCGGTACAGCTTAGAAGTGCTATACAGCGGATCCAGAGCAGGAGCCAGATGATGTTAGAAGGGAGACAGGATGATGTATAGGTGCACGGATTGCTTTTATGAGTTTGATGAACCGGACATGGTCCGGGAGTGCATCGGTGAATATCAGGGACAGCCGGCATATGAACATACAGCAGTGTGCCCAAGTTGTGGATCCGGTAGTTTTGAAGAGGTGGCAGATGATGGAGATTGAGGAAGCTATCAAGCATGAGAGATGGGAAGCAAAATATGCTGGATTGGAAGATGCAGATGATACAGCTATTGAACTGAACAGACAGTATCATACAGAGATCGCAGATATGCTTGAGGAGTTGAAAGAACTCCGGAGCAGATAAAAATAAATCAAAGAAAGGAGCCGAACCTCCGGCCGGGGTAACGATATATCGGGTTCCTTTTAA